GTCCTCGGAAATACATTTGTACGGCAAATCAATCAGCGGACACATGCTATTGCCGGCAAGAGATACTGCGTTCATTTTGACCGTTGCACTGACGATTACGATGTCACCAATCGTCTTATATGTACAGTTTGCACTTTTGATTTTATCGGCAACGGTCGAATAAGGTGTCAGCTTTGATGTGCCGCTTTCTATGTTGGCAGAATCGTATTTGGTCGCAAGAAGCTTGTCCGTTTCTTCTGATGAGTAAACTTCGTTTGCATCGTAATAATACTCGCCAAGATATTCAATGCTCGGATAATTAGTACTGCTGTCTGTGATGTCCGTTTTTGAAATTACCTTGTTTGAGTTGTCCTCTTTCGCTTTAAGAGCATTGGCTACATCTGTTGCGTTTGCCTTGCATGTAAGAGCTTTCTCTGCCGTCTGCATTCGTGCTGATAACTGACTGACCGTGCTTTTATCAGCTTTGTCAGAAACAGACGAATCAATCCCGTTAAGCCTTGCTCCAAGTGAATTATGACCGCCTCTTGCTGTGGCAACCTCTCGGCTGATTTCGGCAAAACTGCCAGCACTTTCGCTATCTATCTTGCTGTTCTCAGCGAGGCTCGGTGTGACTTTAACTTTTAAGGTCAGCGGAGTATTTAACACCTGCGTTTCGCCATTTGCAATCTTAATTTCGATTGCCAAGAAGCCCGACATAGACTTGAAATTTTCGAGCGGAACAGTAATAACATCCGCTGTGCTGTTCAGTGTGCAAGCGACTGAATCTGAAATTAAATATCCGTCCGTCGCAAAGGTTGCAGTTACTGTGCAGTCTGCAAAGGTCAATTTTTCACCGCTGGCCGTCAACATTACATCGAGATAGCGGACTGCTTTGTCATTTACATTTGCAATTGCAACAATATTCGGTGCGTTGCGGTCATTTACATCAATTGTAATTGATTTATGTTTTATGCTAATTGCCATTATCTTCTAAACCTCCTTTGAATTTTGAGCAAATCAGACATTGACATACTTAAGTCGCCGATTGTAATTTCTTTGTATTTCTGAGATACACTATCGTAGACCGTTTTTGAAATTCTTCGGTTCAAATTCGTGCCGTCTGGCATTACAACCGTCACTTCGTCATAAAGTTTGATTGCGTGCATTTTAGTGAGCTCGTTTTCAAGAGTTACCCTTATACTCAGGGTTTCCGATGTTTGTTCCGTCGAATAGTTATAATCAGCAACAGCATTACGCAAAGCATCTCTGACTTCTTCGTAGTTTTCACCGGTGCTTGGATTTAATGTGTATTTTTTGATTTTGGTTGTACAGTCATACAAATATGTGTTTTTTATGTTCCGTTTTAGCCCTGTTTCATATGGCTCAGGGCTTGATACGAAAACTTCTTTATTGTCCGTGGTGTTGCATCGTGCGTAAGGCATAACATGTGTATAGTAATTGCCGATTTCAGCAGTCTGCTTATAATCTGACACATTAGTGCCAAAAGCAATTCGATAGCCACTTTTCGCACCTGCTGTGGTGATTTTTTCAAAATGAATATCAAAATTATCAAAAAACAAAACACCGCCAAACTGATTTATCAACCCTTCATCATCGTCTTTGAAGATATCTTCAAACTTTACTGCCTGTGAATAGCCTAGGTAGATTCTTTTCTTGACTGTGATTGATGAGCTGAAACTGAACCACTTATATGGGGCCTCCGTAAACCACATATACAGAGGCTTACCTACTTGGCTGTAATCTCGCATATAGTGGTCAATAAGTTCTTTCGGCGTGCCATACATCGAACCGTCTGTCGCACGAGGAATTGTTCCGTTTTGGAAAAACATTCTTGACACATGTTCGCCCGATACGGTCAAATCACCGTTTTTATCGACCTCTATTTTGGTTACATAAAAGTACTGTGGCTCGGACACATTATTTACTTTTGCTTTAATATATGAGGTTATTTTAATTTTCGGCGCGAGCTTATCTGTGCTTTTTATTTTCGCGCTAAAGCTGTATGTGCCATTTTGCTCCATTGTCGTCAAAAACTCGGTGCATTCGGTCAAAAAGCCGAAACCGTTAGATTCAAACAATGGTGTTGAATTTTTGTAATAGTCAGCAACGTTATACAAAATAGGGTACATTACAATCTTCTCCAATTAGGCTTAATTTCAATATCGGTAAACGCATTTGCGCTTTTTCCTGAGAGTTTTATTTTATTCCAACCGGGCAAAAACTTTGGAAATTCTGTACAGCTTATGCAATTGTTCGCCAAACTCGTGCCGTTATCAAAAGAAGCGGACTGCTGTTCGGAATCAAGCTCAATATAGTCCTTATCCGATGATGTTTTAACTGTTAAAGTTTGACTATCATTAACCGTCAGCATCAACGGATTAACTTTTGCACCTTTATTGATGATTTTTATTAAAGGCTCTGCTTTGTAATTTTCAGGATTATAGACTTCGATTTCTGCGTTTTGTGTTGAGGTCAATTTGGGTCGGAGAATCTCCTGCCCTAAATCACTGTACCAATACGGTATTCGGCTAAAATTGATAGTCGTTGACAAGCAAAGAGGTGCAACCTCTTCTATTGGCTCAATTCCTGTGCAAATTGCTTTCGTATAATAGCCGGGATTATAAGTATCCCTAAAGATTTTATACTCACCGTCCCACACCGTAAGCCATTCTGCAAACGCTCTTACAAGCTCGGCATTACTTTCGTTCGGCACAATGTACGGATAGCTGTTGACTTCAAACTGCATTTCGACATTATCAAACACACCGTTGTCGGTAATCACTCCGCCATTTTTGCCGTAGATGGATGTAAAATCAAAGTTACGCTTTGCAATTTGATATTTTGGGGAAGTAGCTATAAAAAAGCCTACTGACCGTAAATCGGTGCCGTTGTATGAAAAACTATGCCTCATCTTTAACCTCCCAATTTCGACGCTTCACCGTCAAGCGTTTGCACAATCGCATTTGATACACGGCGGTTAAAATCATCAACATCCATATCATTATTGATATGGACATCGCCTGTAAATTGAATCTCAATCGTAGGTGAATTTGTAACAGCTTTCAACATTTGACCGTTTACCGTTGCATTTTGACTTTGGGTGCGAATGTCTGCAAATTTATTGTTAATCGATCCGATTGGATTACATTCAACCGCTGACAAGGCCCTTGAGGTTAAAGACCTTACCGTCTTTTGTGTTTCGGCAATTTCATCGGCGATTCCAAGACGATAACCCTCGCCGAAATATCTGCCTAACTTTCGGGTTTTTCGGCTCGGTGAATGTGAATCTTGAGTCTTCTTAAGAGTGCTAAGACTTAATCCTGCAAGTCCTTCCACTGACTTGAATAATTTATCAGAGAGGCTTCCGGCACCGTCCATATAGCCTTGAACTAAGTTTTTGCCTTCTTCGTAGAATTTGTCATAAACTCCCGAAAAATTATCAAAGATTCTATTGACAAGCGACTTGCACGAATCATCAACTTTTTTGTTGGCATCTTTATCTCCTATACCTTTGCTGGTGCTCTCAGTGCCGTTCTTACCGGCTTTTTCTCCGTTGGGTTCGAGTTTGTTAAGCTCAACGGTTGCCTTATCTACAAGCTCTTTCGCATTATCAACCATTTTTTGAGTGACGCCCGGCTGATTTTCATCCATTGCAGTTTTTAAAAGTTCGTAGTTTGCGGTAAGGTTTGTGAGCTGATTCTCAAGGCTTGCTTTTGAACCTGTTTCAGCATCAATAAAACCGTCTTTTATTTTCTTTTGCTGTTCGTTAATTTCGTCAGCTTTGCCCGTAGCTATTGCTGCAACAGTACCGTACATATCGTTGTACTTAGCAAGCTCGATTTCTGCCCTTTCCTGCAATTCTTCGGCTTCTTCAACTTGGTCTTTTGTGACACCTTCAACACCGTCTTTGTATGCTGTCCTTAAATTCTCGGCATTTGTCTTAAAATCATTGACCTGCTGTTCGAGTGTGTCTTTAGTTCCTGTCGTGTGAGTGATTAAGCTGTTTTCCACATCAGACATAGCGGCTTTGATTTCTTCGGCATTGCCTTTAGCATTTGCAGCGGTTAAATTCTCAAAATTTTGAATTGTGGTGTTGTAGTTGACGATTTTGTCTTGATAAGTTTTGTACTTGGCTTCGGCGTCTTTAAGAACGCTTTCTTTTTGGCTTAAAACATTTTTGCGATTTTCCAATTCTTGGTCGTAAGCTGTTTCTAATGCCTTTATACGGCTTTGAGCGACATCAAGTTCTTCTTTATCAACCTTTTCACCTTTAGCGTTAGCGCTAATGACACCTAATGTATGCTTATCAATGTTCTTATTTTCATATGCCCACCATGCGACATTTTCAGCTTTTGTGTCATGCATTTGCAAGCTATTTACGCTATCTCTTGCCTTGCTCACATCATTTTTATTTTCACGAACAATGGCATACTGATTAACGCTGTCGGCCTTTGCGCCTGCAAGACCTGAAACTGCTGTCTGATAAGAATCTTCGGTCGCTGAAAGCAAAGCAAGTGCTTTCTTTGATTCAAGGGCATCATCCATTGAGCTTTTAAGGTCTTTATAAGACTGAATAACATTGCCGTTCCAAGTGATTTCATTGCCTGTAACTCGGCTCAATTCATTGGTAATAAATTTTGCTCTGTCTTCATAGCCTTTTTTGACTTCGCCGTTTTTGTCAACAATACCTTGCAATTCGACCCATAAATCGTCGTAATATTGAAATTCGCTTTCAACCTCCGATGTCGCATCTTTTTTGCTCTGAACATATTCATCATTGGCATCTTTCAGCTCTTTGATTTCTTCCTGAGCTTGTTCATGCGCTTCGTTGAGCTTGTCCTGTGATTCTTTGGCTTCATCGTTTGCGCTTGCAATTGACCACAAGGAGCCTACAAGCGTAGCGGCTAAGCCTACGATGATGCCGATTGCATTTGACTTTTGTGCAAGGTTAAGACCTTCCTGCGAAATTTTGGCACTCTCTGTAGCAATTCTGAGGCTTTTATATGCCCCTATAAGGCTTTGAACGCCGCTTACAACAGCGGTTGTTTTTTTACCTACCCAAATACCGCCAACAAGAGAGCCTACAATTTTAAGCGTAGGGATGATATCGTCAGTATGGTTTTCGACAAATTTACATAGTTTTTTGACTTCCGGAAACAGCGATTTGCCAATAGGATTGATAACATCGGTCTGTACAGTCCTGCCAAGACTTGCCCAATCGGCTTCAACATCATCATATTTGATATCCTTGATTTTTTCCATTGAGCCTTTGACATTTTTGTAGTTTTTGTTGACATTCCCAAGCGATTTGATAACTTTCATTGCATTATCTTCACCGAGAGCCGACCAAACCGTTGAAGCTGTAGTTAATGCCTTTTGCTCATTCTTTGTGTTTCTTAAATCGCTGATAACGCTATAAAAAACATCTGATGCAGTAGCTTTGCCGTCCTTCCATTTTTTAAAAATTTCGCCCGTGCCTTTTGAAAAGCTACCGAGATTTTCTTCAATTCTTCCGTCGGAAAGGGAAATTGTAAATTCTTTGACAAAATCATTAACTTTGTCAAGATTGTACGCACCGTTTTTTGTGCCGTTTTCGAGGATTGAAAACATCTGCTCTGCATCAAAGCCTGCCTGTCCCCAAATCTGTGAATATTCGGCAATATTATCGCCGAGCTCTCCGCTGTAATTTAAGCCGTTTTGCGCACCTTTTACGATATAGTCAAAAGCCTCATCAGCTGTTAAGCCCATGTTGGTCATCAGACCGTTAATGCCTCTTAAAGTTTCGCTGATATCAAAGTTATCAAAAGTTGCTTCAAGCGTGTACAGATTTTCCGCCATGTCTTTAAGCTTTTGGGGATTTTGTTCATCCGTAACTTGCTTGATTTTCGACAAGGTATTCGCAATATCTTCTTGCGATTCTCCAAAATTGTCTTTGTAAATTTCGTCAATAACGCTTTCGTATTTTGATAGCTCTTCAGTAGTCAAGCCGGTTTGAGCCTGCAAGGAATTTAAAGCTTTTTCTTCACTGTTTGCACTTATGACAGTTCCGGTCAACGCTCCGCCGACCGCTGTTGCCGCTGCACCTGCTTCTTTTAATGCACCACCAACAGCAGATTTAAGGTTGTCGGCTGAGGATTTAACATCATCCATTTCTTTTTTGACCTTGGATAAATCAGTTTTATTGGATTTATTTTCAAGGTTTTTAAAGCTGTCGCCTGTCTTGTCAACACTTTTTTCAGTTCTTGACATCTCACTTTGAGCAGATTCGAGGTCTATTGCATTTGCTTTTTTCTCAGTTTCCGCAAGCTGTTCAGCGAAATTTTTAAGTTTGCTTTTTGCTTTTTCGAGTTCACGCTGATAGGCCCTGTACTGCTCGGTTGAGATTTCGCCGTTTTTTGCCTGTTCTTCAACCTGATCCTGCACATCAAGTAACTTTTTAAGGGCAGATTTGCTGTTTTCAATTTGTTCTTTTAACACTTCTTGCTTTTGTGCAAGCAAAACAGTGTTTTCAGGATCAAACTTTAATTGTCTGTTAACAGCCGACAATTCGCTCTGTAGGCTCGCCGATGAGGACTGTACAGCTTTTAAGGATTTCTGTAAATCTATTGTGTCACCGGCAATTTTGACGGTAATACCCTTAATTGTAGATGTCATATCTATCCTCCAACTTTTTGTATCTGTTCATAAACTCGCTGTACTGCTCTTCCGAGATTTCTTTGTTTTCAAATCTTTCTGTAACGAAAGGCAATACAGATTTCATCTTCTGAAATTTTTCTTCATCCTCGTGGATGTTTTTATTGTTTCGTAATGCGAAATATGTTTCGACATAATCAAGCACAAAACCTATTGTAAATTTCTGTAGATCAGCGACAGTCAGACCACTCCTGACGGCATAAGATAAGACTTCTTTCGCCGTCAGGAAAGTTTTAAATCCGTTTAGGTCGCTGTCGCTGTCACTTTTGGGCTGTCGCTTTTAAGGCTGTCAACAATGAGATTGATGATTGTGTCTGTCGCCGAAATAGCATCCTTAATACTGATATCTTTTGCCCAAGTCTTAAAATTGGGGATTGTATCGTCTGCCGTCTTTGCCGCTGCCCACAAGAGTTTTACGGCAGAACCAAATTTCACATCGTTGAGATTTTTAACAAGCACACTGTCTGTATCACGCAAAAAACTGTGACCTTTAAATGTGTCCTCGTAGATGAGCATTGTATATGCTGTGACCTCAACCTCAACATTTTTGTCGTTAATAACAACTGTGTCTTTCATAACTTAGCCTTTAACCGCCTTTGTGTTGTCTGATGAGGCCTGATCTGTAGGAACTGCCGATTTTGCAGCCTTAACAGTCGGCACTACAACGCTTTCGGGCAGAGTGTCCGCATATGATGTGTAGCGCACAAAGTCATTGTCAGGACGTGGCTTTGCTGTAACCGTAAAGGTCGGAAACTGTGGATCAAAGTTACCTTCTGATGTTTTGTCGTTCCTGCTTGCTCTTGCAGCTACGCAGTCAAAATATGTATCAATCTCGTAGAGCTTGTCGCCTTTGTATGTTTCCTTTGCGGCGAGGAGGGCAAATCTCGGCATTACTTTGATACCGCCCTTTTCGATGATACCGCCCTCAGTTGCTTCATCATTGCCGAACCAATCTTTTTCGATGTCGTCGACTGCTGAAATAAGCTCAAGACTGATTGTATAGCCGCCATTCGCACTTGCTACAATGATAGGCAAGCCGTCAGCGTAGATTGTGTTTGAATCGCCGATAGGTTCAGCACCGATACTTCTACCGCCTGCCTTATCAGACTTAAACCACACGGGCTTACCGTATGTGATTTCGCCTGTGCTACTTTCTGTAAGTACGGCATAACCAACTTTTCTAATAGTTTTGTTCATTAATAAACACTCCTTATGTTTTTAGATTCTTTTTATACCGCTCAAATCACCGCCGCCCATAGCTTCCGATGATTTAATGAGCTTTTTAATTCCGGCTTCAAATTCGCCGTGAATTTTCTCTGCTGCCGGGGCAATATGCACCTTTGGTTGTACCGTTCCGCCTTTTTTGCCTCTTTTTCTACGAGTTTTTTCGAGGAGGTGTGTAAGCCGGTACTCAGGCTTAGCGGCATAAACTGTTTTTTCGTAAAACCTGAATGTTTCATTCGTAATTTTTACTTTGAATGATTTGCGATATTTTTTTCTTCTGCCGACAGGTGCATTTTTTTTGATTTCGTTTTTGAGCTCTTCGGATTTTTCATCGACCAATAGTCGGACACCCATTTGCACATCAGCCGAATAGGTTGACAGCTCTTTCGATAGGGTATCGCCAAGGCGGTCGATACCGACTTTTTTGTAATCACTCATCAAAAGTCACACTCAAATTGTAATAGCTTACACAAAGTTTATTCGTTGTGTCCCAAGCTCGATTTGGTTTTTTCCAACCGTAGCCGTTTTCGTTGAGCCATTTTTCAAACTTTGTTTCGCTTGTGTGGTCGTCTTTTGCCGTGTAGAGTTCTATGATGATTTTTGCATTTTTCCAAAGTATTTCACCGTCTGCGTAAATTCCTGTTTCTTCATCCTTGAAATAAACAAGATAGGGTGCAGGGGTTGATTTGTTGTAATCTGCCTCTACACATTTAAAGCCACAAGACTTAATAAGTTCGACAAATTCATCGTAATTTTTAAAATACATCTTCTGCACCGCCCTCATACAGCCCCCTCTGTGACAAGCTCAAAATCGAGCAAGGGGGATTTTTGCTTTTATCGTGCTGAATTTGTTCAATCTTGAACCGTGTGCCGTCAATGATGACCGCCATATCCGTTCGCAAGTTTTCGTCCTTGTGAATATGTATGACCTTTGACAGTTCAATATCGTTCTGCTTTGCACCATAAAAACGAGTTACGCCGATTTTTTCATTACCGAAACGATATTTTTTCAGACTGTCGGTGATGATGTCGTCGTTTTCGTCGGTTTCATAGATTTTTGCAAGTCCGTCATTAAATGTCAAAAAATCAATGTTATTCTTCAGTATCATACATTCGCACCTCGTATTCCTGCCTTAATTTTAAAATTTCGTTTTCAAAATTATGGTCGAACATTTCAACAGCATTTGAGTAAGCATAGCGGCAGTAATCAAACAGCAAACTTCTTGCCCTTGTCGCCCGTTCAAAATCCTCATCAGTAAGTAGAGGATTATAATCGCGGAGGTGCTGTTTTCCATTGGCTATAATCAGTTCAATTTTCGACTTTGTGCTTTCATCTGTTTCGATGTGCTCACGGTCAAAATCGAGCATATTAACTACATCGCTTATGATTCCCATTGTTCAACACCTCCGTGAAAAATTAAGCTGTTGCTGTCTGATTAAGAGTTACCTTGATTTCGGCAGGATTGAGCGCTGAAATATCAAGCTTAAGAAAATCGTTTGTGTGAAGCGAAAAGCCTGTTGCATAAGCTTTAACAAGATAAACTCTATTGTCTTCGAGATACTGATACTGGTCAGAATAATCAAGCTTACCGTCCTTGCCTGTTGAGAGGCAGGCTTTATATCTTGAAAGCTGTCCAATAACAGCAGTACCTTCTGTAACCATTTCAGACGGATAAACATTTGTCGGGAATGGGAAGAGGTTGTTTTTGTACGAGCCGTCCGTCGCAAGGACCGTAGTCGCAGGAATAATCTTCGTGAGATAGTCAACAGGATTAACGATGAGGTCAACCGATGTGATGTTGTTTGTCTTACCACCCTTGCCTTTTGCAAGCTTGGCAACAACATCCATATACGACTTAATGTCAAGACTTGTGAGCTTTGTTGCTGTCTTTTCGGTGTAAGCGTTTGCCTTTACTGCTCCTTCAGGGTCTTTAAGCATACCAATCGGCTTGCCATTGCCGTCGCCGTTGATGAAGCCGTCCTCAAAAGCATAAGCGAGTGCATCAGCGAGGATTCTGCGGACATATGCGTCAATGTATGTAGCACCGAGGTCAAGCATATCCTTCGGGACAGGAACAAAGGCGCTTACCTTTGAAGTTGAGAAGTCCTTTTCCTGAATTGTGCCTGCAAGCTCCTGTGTGATTTTGGAATTTAATGCGCCCCAAGCGGCAAGCTGTTTTGTGTCTGTGGCAAAGATTGCCTTAACAGAGCCGTATGTGTTTTCAATGCCGATTGCATCAAGCAGAGGATGATTGCTGGTAATGTCCTCAAGCACGGTGTCAAGAATCGTCTGAGGAATTGTAACATCAAGACCTGTGAGTGCCTGCTTAACATCAGCAGATTTTGCCGCTGTTACAAAGTTGTTGTAGAACTTCTGCTCTGCGCTTGTAAGCTGTCTGAATCCTCTCTTGGCAAGGATTGTGTTGTCGGCTGTTTCGCCGATTTCCTGTGCGACCTCAATGATTGACTGCTGAATACTGTCAGCGTAGGCATTGAGTGCATCGGTCATTTTTGCTTCATCTTTGGAATCAATGGCAGTTTTCAAGTTCTGCGCAAACTTTGCTTTTGCGTTCTTAATCGCATCAAGATTCTTCATTTTTTAAATCTCCTTTATAAATAATTTTTGTTTTTGAAATACTCTTCAATAAAGCCAAAACTATCCTTTTCTTCGGGATTTTTCGGTTTTGGCTCGGGTGGTGTCTGTGGTTCAGGCTTTGCACCAAGCATTTTTGCAAGTTCTGCCGCTGCCTGTTTTGCTTTTGGATTCTTCTTTTGCTGTGCATCGTCAACAATCTCTTTTGATTCGGTTAAGTCAACCGGATCAAGAATTTCGTCACACAAGCCGATATTGAAGGCTTCCTCTGCCGTCAAAAATGTTTCAGCATCAAGAAGCGGCTCGAGGGTTTCTCTCGTGAGCTTATCGCCTGCATGCACAAGGTAAGAGTTTGTGCTTGCTTCGCTGATCTTGTCGAGCTGGGTTGCAAATTCTCTGTGTTCCTTCGCATTTCCATAACAACCGCCGATTGCATGATGAATCATCATTGTTGTATTTGACGGCATTACAATCTTGTCAGCCGCCATTGCAACAACAGAGGCGATTGAACAAGCCATGCCGTCAATGTATGCAGTGACCGGCACACTCTGCCTTTTTAGCAGATTGTAAATCGACACGCCCTCATCAACATAACCGCCGATTGAGTTAATATAGAGCTCAATGCCGTTAATTGTTTCGGCTTTTTCGATTGCTTTACGAATATATTCAGCGCTTGTCTTGGATTCTACGAGGTCGCCCCAAATGTTCAAGTAGCTCGGCTCAATTTCACCGTAAAGATAGATTTGCAAAACATTCTGATTTTCGGCAATCTGCTTGATGTTGTAATTTCTGCTTTTCATTTATTCACCACCTTTCAGGGCGTTTGCTATTGTTTGGTAATTTTTGGTAATGTAATATGTATGCGCCCAAGCCTCCGAGCAAGGGAGCATATTGCAATATTTTTGAGCCTGCGCAGGTGTCAACACTCCGCTGGCAATTGACTTATCAAGATTATTCGCCTGACTAATCGCATCAATGTGTCTGACTGTCGTCGTATCAATCAGTAGATAATTACCTTTATTAAATTCGGTAGCGCCGAATCTCTTTTTTGTAATCTCTTGCTCAAACATATTTGCAATCGGATCAATTGCGTTTCCGATAGCGCAATCCATAGCGTCTGAGAGCTGAGAGGCTTCACCGCTTAAAATTGCCGGCGGAATATGCAAAGCATTGCCAACAATCGTGTATGCCTCAGTTTTTAACTTCTGAATATCGTTAATCTCGCTATTCGTAGTCTTTCCGGCATCGGTTGACGGCTCGGTGTAGTGCATACCTTTGTAAATAGGCATAACAGCGTTTTTGTTTGCGTAAAATGCTTTGAACTGCTTCGACAAAACTTTGTTGTAAGTTTCAGCGAAGTTTTCGTCGCCGAAGCTGTAATTATCCATCTCTAAGATGCCTTTGTGTCCGACCGCTTTGTTATATCTTTCTTGAGCTGACAACATTAACTGCTCGTAAGTGTTGCACATATCCGATAGTAAGCCGTTAAGAGCGAAGTTATTGTATCTGAGGTAAATTACCTCACTTTCAAGAAAAGTGCGTTGGTATGTAAAATTACGACAAGTAATATCGCTGAAAGAATCATCAATCAATGCGTGTTCCGTTCTCGAAAAGCTATCAGCAATCATAAGCTGATTATCGGCAGTTTCAACGATTAAAAGCTCGTTGTCAAAAATCAACTTCGCAACAGCCTGCGTAAAAAATTCGATTTTGGTTTGATGCTTATTCGGCGAATAGTTCCAGAGATAATATTCAGCCTTGCGACTTTCTCGGTTGTTGCTTACAGTCACAAATTCGCACTTTGCCAAACTCCTTGCGATAAAATCAATCGCCGTAAATAGAGCAAGTTCAGTCAGGTGAAACCTCTGTTCATCAACTGTTGAGCCGTCCTCATTAAATTCCGCTGCAACGGCATCTTTTTTAAAGAGATTCTTCACCCAGTTTATTACTTTCATTTTTGTTTTCACCTGCCCTTAAAATACAATTGCGTTAAAGCAATTTTTGAGTTCATCAACCGACATCGGCTGATTTTGTTTCAGCAAATCAAACTGTGTATATGCGGCGACGAACGCCATAAATCCGTCTGTTTTTCGTGATTTTGGCTCAATCTTTCCGTATATGATATTGCCGTTTTTATCTTCAACAGCAGAAGTATTGTTTGTGTACCAGCGCATTAATGCCGAATCGCCCCAAACAATACGCTGATTTGCAAAATCAGAGGCAATCAGGGGAGCGACAAGCATTTTGTCTGAAGGCCTTACAAGTTTTAGATTGTTTCGTCCTTTGCGGTCGCATTCAAAACCCAACTGCATTAACGGCTCCTTGAGCAAAGTATAACGGTAACTGTCCAATGCTCCACCGACGATGTTGTAATGCTTTTTTTGCTCTCTCAACCAGTCGGCGACGATTTCAGGCGGGATTTCCGCCCCGTCAACCCTTTGTAAATCAGGCTGTTGAGCATAAGGAAATTTAATTCGTCCAAGGTCGGCCGATTGCGAACAATACCATGAAAACGGTTTCCATACAATTTCACCGTTAATTAAAAACATTAAACCGATACCCAAAAAGTCAGTAGTTTTGGTGTAGTCAATGCCCAAAACACACGGCTTACCCTCAAGGTCGGGAAGAGGTCTGTTTGTTGCTTTGATATTTTCCCATGAGGTAACAGGATGGGCTTCTGTGCCTTTTGGGATATTCATACGCTTCGTCATAAAAGATGAATTGTTCACCTTATCACGCTTCCAATCCTCGAATTCCTTTTGAATTTCTCTCAATAGGTTTGGAAAATATTGCAACGACGGATTTGCTTTGTACCAATTTTCTTGCTCATATACCTCTTTTTCATTGTCTAACCTGCATATGAAATAAAGAGTGCCGTTGTCAGGTGCATCACCATTCAACACTTCAAGACCGGCGGCAAGCTCGTTGTCAAGTGGTCCGTCCCGAACCTCTCCCATGGTTGTAATTGTTGTTCTGCGTGGCATAGCTTTTTTACCTAAGCCTGTTGTGAAAACATCAATAAGCTTATAATTTTCGTATGCATGCTTTTCATCAAAGTCGACTTTACCGGGTCTGCCTCCGTCTTTCGTTTTGCTGTTTGAAGTTCTGTATCTGATTGTTGAATTAGTCTTTATGTTTGTAATCTCTGTTTTGTTCCACTTAAAATGCCGCTGCATTTTTGTAGAATTGTTTTCCAAAATTTCGTAGATGTCATTAAAGGTTGTGCTTGCTTGCTCTTCTGATGTTGCACAAATGTCAATATCGTAATTGCGTATGCCGTTGACAGGCGTGAGCAGAGCAAAATCTTCAAATGTAAGATAGCCATTTTTTCCTGCGCCTCGCCCGACCACACAAACTAAATCGGGAAATCTTAATACACCCGGTGCGGAATACGTGCAATTATGCAGAATAAAACAAAACTTTTCCCATGCAAATAATTCGTATGGAAAATATTTCTGTAGAGCAAAATACTTTTCAACCTGCTCATTGTCAACATAGACTTGCTCATTTTCGAATACTTTTTCTATGAAATTTACAAGCTGTATTTGCTCTTTGCATACACGATATTGACCACTTTTTACTTGCTTTATGTAATCGTCAAGGTATTTACAGTTCGTCATCAGATTCACTCTCAACTTTGTCAATCGACAACCCCATTTGTGAGAGAATCGCTAAGCGCTGTTTGTTGTACATTACGGCATTTTTTACAGAGGGATTGTCCTTCATATATTCTTTACCGGTGGCGCTGATAGCTTTGTATGTCAAGCCATTCTTGCGTATGTCCGCCTGCATTTTACGCTCAAGCTTCGTGCAAAAAATATAGCTATCAATTAAATCTCTATAGACTTCAATGTTTGCCCCTTTCAAGGTCAGTTGTTCAATCAAGCTGTCTTTGATTTCTGCAATTTTAATTTGTGCCATTTGTGCCTACTCCTCTCTCAAAAAATTCTCGTGTGCGTGCGCGAGACCAAACTGTCGTGCCTTTACTCCGTTATCCATTAACCTCAGAATTTTTCGATTTTTTACCCGGGGGTATGCTTTTTTCGCTCACCACCGCTCAGCAAACTCATCTTTTAATTTTTTCGATTCGTACTTGTGATGTTCTTTGTAATGACAGTCCTTGCAAAGACACTCAAGATTGTTAATGTCAAGAGCAAGGTCAGGTCTTGCTTTAAGATACAGCTTGTGATGTACCGCCTCGCACGGGCTGTATTTACCCACAGCACGACAGCGTTCGCATTCGTAATGTTCTTTCGCTTTTTTTGCATCTCGAATTTTTCGCCAGTCAGCTGTTAAATAAAATCTATATGCCTTGCCCTCACGGATTTGACGGACGATCCAGTCCGTAGTTACTTTTCGTTTTATCATTACAATTTAATTTTACAACAGGTTTAATCGCTTCTACTGACATCTTTCTTTGTGCAATATGTACAAATGTTAAGCCCACGAAGTTTTGCGCAAAGCAATCGTGCTTCTTTTAGCCAGCGAAACACCGTGCGTTCGTCTGTATAGTTATTGACAGCAAACTTGGTCACTCTCAAATTTATTTCACCTTTGTGCAACGGCTTTGTTGGTGCAACAAAATAAACAGCGCTGACAGCTTGACGGATGTAGTCTTTACCGCTATTGGTCAAGGCATTAAGTGTGTCTGCCACAGCAAGCAGGTCAAGTTGTAATGCTCGGTGCATTGTCTTGTCAGCTACAACCTGTGCTTTGCTTGGAAATCCAAGAGAGGCATAAAGTCTAAACTGTGCAATTGTATAATCTCTTGTTGTATCTCTCAAATCCTTGCACCTCCGAATTTCTTATGCTTGTGAGTGTTGGCTAAGTATGTAAAGTGAAAAGTTGCACCAGTAAAATCATTTATCCACATTTCGTCCTTGTAGAAATAATATCCGTCCGGGCAAGGCAGAGCCTCACCTCGTTCAAGCTTTCGATATTCTCTCTTTTTTCCTTCTGTCACTTTGATTTCAGGCTTTGTTAAATTTCTTGATGTTTTTAATCTTTTCTTTCCGCTGACATCTTTGCGGATGTACTTTGCAAGGTCGGCATAGTTTCCGTCTTGGTAGAGCGGAACGAAAATTCTTCCGTTTTTCCATGGCCAACACTCCATTAAGATTTCACGAACGCAATCCTCAATCACAATATGCAAGTGCCAATTCTTTCCGAGCTTGCCACATTCGCAGTAGCCGATGTATTTAAACTTGATTTGTTTCTTATCTGTCCTGCGTTTCACTCGCTTAAAAAAATTCGATACAACCCTCTCAAATTCATCTTCGGTAAATTTACCAAACGGAGCGGAGAATCTTGCGAACCAGTCGCCCTCAGAGAAGTTGCAGAGGATAAGCCTCTGTGTGTGTTGTTCTCCTCTGATACGATTTGCTTTGGCTTGCTTTTCGTTTGTTCGAGATTGATTGATTTGTCGAGCAAGTTTTTTCTTGTTTCGTTTGCGGATGGACTTATAATACTTGACTTCAAGCAAAGGTCCTGATTTAATTTCAGCTTTGTATGTAAACATATTAAACTTCCCATTATATATGTAAAAACTAAAACGGTCACTTAATTAATTCCTTGAGCGGGATAGTTAAAGGGTATTTCAACCCTTTTATTTGTGACTGTCTATTGTTCTATTTTCGCATTAAAAAGTCAGATGATATAAATATGCAGTAGTCCGTCTGACCACCGAACTACTGCTTTGTGCAACCTTGTCGCTGCAATTGTGTGTTTGATTTTTGGTGCATTCTTTTGTAACAGTTTAATCAAAACGGAAGTCGTCGCTTTGATTACTTTTTTAATATAGGATTAACTTGATTTGAATTTTCTTTAAGATTTTGCGTGCGACAAGAATATTGCCTTATTTTAAATACCGAAGTATTCCTTGTAGCTTTTTGCGATTCCTCGGCAATCATCCGACTTAACCGGCACGTGACAAGCTACAGTTCTGATGTTGTCAGCATCCAATTCCTTAAAGATTTCAGTTGCTCTTGTTTCTTCTGTTGATTTGTAAAATTTAAAGAGCAAATCCACAAAAGGTATGTTGCCGAACTCATTCAAAAATGCTGTATCGTTTTCGGTTAGTGTTTTTAAACATTTTTCTTTATATGTATCCGATGCGTCTGACAAAATGAAAAGTTTGTTATAAACATCATGCTTTGTGAGAAGGTCAATTATTTGTAAAGCAATTTGCAATACATTAGTATCGTGTTCGGCAATCGCCTTTGACAACTCCGTTAATTTGCAAGAAGTTTCTTTCGTCCTTTTTATCCATTCGATGTGTTCCTTGTTTGCAAAAAAAGTGTCAGTCCTAAACCTGCGATACTCTTGTAGGAGCTTGTATTTGGCCTTGACACAAGACTTGGCTGATAGCAAGCCTATCTTTGTGCAACTGTATATGGCTGACATTGACAACACTAACCAACGATTAAACATATCTAAGCTATTGAGCGTAGCCACATCAAGGTCACCGTCAATAAAACCTATCACAAGCCGGTCGAGTTCTGACAATGTTTCTGCCGGTGTCGGCTTGTCCTGCATTTCCGCTGCAACCGGTTTTTCATTTTCACTCATTTTGCAAGACCTCCTTCATAATCATATAACCCAAGTCTTTTAATTTTTCCTGCATCTATCTGCGCAACAAACTGGCCATAGCTGTAAGTTGTGCCGTGCTTTGCGTTGTAATCAGAACAGTAAAGACACATCCTGTCTATTCGGTCGAGTTTCTTCTTGCGACCTCGTCTCTTTTTTTCTTCACTCATTTATATCACCTAATTTTAAATACTTTAATATTTTTTCGCTCGCTTCTTCGCACCCATAGCAAACAGCGACAGCGTAGCCTTGTTCATTCAGACTTTTAAGCCATTCAGTTTGTTTTTCGGTTGGCTTGTTTTTACCGTGTTTTAATTCAATAAACAATCCGTGATAGCCTCCACGGCTGACCGGTAAAAACAAATCCGGTACACCTGCCTTTACCCCTTGCTTTTTAAGGTTGGCCGCTTCGAGCTTATTCCTGCTCCCACCGTTCGGAATGTGGAACATCAAATCAATTTCAGGATATTTGGTTCTGATGAAAGTCGTCCATTGAAATAACTTCCGCTGTTGGTCAGCTTCATACTGCTTCATCGGCAGGTCATCCTTTCTTGTTTTTCAAAATCATATCGCTTTCAATGTATAATGATTCCAATTGTCTCACAAAATCTTCATCAACAATTTCATAAGCACATATAAAGCCGTATGCAATCATTCCAAATTTAACAGCGAAGTACGGAGTACCTTCGATGTCCTTACGCAGTGCAAGTGCCATTGTTCCGTTTGGCATATCCACAAAAGGATTAAGATATACTCTATCAATAAACATTAAGCCCTCTGCGGTGCTAATCGGGAGCATTACTTTACCGTCGTATATAATGCTTATATCCCACATTTCAGCCGGTGTTTCATCCGCCGAACAATCATCAACATCAATCAACGGCTTGGCTTGACTGATTGTAAATCTAATCTTATCTCTCTGCGCATCGTTGATGTCATAGAGTTTGCATATGTAATCTTCATTGAGTTCTGGCAAACCGAAAATAGGATAGACCGCAGAGCCGTCTGACAGCCATTGCTCGCCTTTTTCGTTACCAAAGATTGAAATAACTTTATTCTTTTTACATATGTCGAATGCTTTTTTTATTTTCATTGTTACACCTCATTTCAGCAGTTCGTCTGTCGTAACATTAAATAAATCTGATACAGCTATTATGGTTTCGATAGTAGGCTCATTTCTTCCAATTTCGTAGCTTGAAATGCTTGCCCTGCTCAAATAGAGCTTTTCACCTAATTCTTCCTGCGTTAATTTATATTTAAGCCTTAACGCTTTTAATTTTTCGGGGAATGCCAATATTATCACTCCTATTTATCTAACATATTTTTGATGTGCCTGATAAACATCGGATTCATCAGATCTTGCGTATATTTGTGTTGTAGTCAGTTCTTCGTGGCCAAGCATTAGTGATACTTGTTCAATTGGCATACCGGCTCTAAGGGCATCGGTAGCCATGGTTCTTCTGAATCTATGTGGGTGACAATTTTCAATTCCGATGTTTCTACCAAGCTCACGAATGATATTTTCTATTTGTCCTTTTTCAAGCCTTTTGTATTCACCTTTTATTTTAACTTTACTAACGAACAAAGCATTGTTGGTGTCTGACCTCGTATTTTCGTATTTTTCCAAAGCAAGTTTTGCTTGTGCGTTAAGATATACGTATCTTTGCTTGTTACCCTTGCCTGTGATAATCAGTTTATCATCTTTAATGTCACTGCGATTTGCATTTTCCACTTCTGTAACTCGACATCCTGTCGATAATAGAAATTCTATGATTGCCTTCAACCTCAAATCTTTTCCGGCAGCATCTCTGATTTTTTCGGTTTCAATCGGTGTAAACGGCTTTCTGATTACCTTTTCAGCTTTTATTTTTGTGATTTTTTCTGCCGGATCATTTGGTATGTAGCCTTCAATTCTCAGTGTTTTAAAAAATGATTTTAAGTATCTTAATTTTGTATCAAGATAACTGTTTGATACATTTTTATTTAATTGTTCAAAAGCAAGGTATGCACGAATATCATTAACCTTAATGTCTGCGATAGGCTTATTTATTGCTTTAAGCATCATTTGTATTTCATTGTTATAAGCTTTTAGACTTTTGTCAGTCAAACCACTAATTTTTTTAATGGCTAAAAAAGTATTTACTAATTTTTGATTAGGAGTAACTGTTTCGGTGGATAAAGCGTAGGTTTCTTTTTTTAGAGAATATTTTGTCAACAAGACTGACAAAATTTGCTCAACCTTGTTTGCCTCATTCACAGACATATACTTTAGGCATTGTGTTGTTACCATTCGTACGAATTCTGTTTTATCATTCATAGATACACCTTCTTTACTTTCGGTTTTGCTTTTGTTGCAGTATTGCATATTTTTTTCGCGCTTGATATAGGCGAGCTGACCTGCAATCGCTACAAAAGTCAGCACTTTTTCGTTCAAAAAAATCTTTTCCGCAACGCTTACAATGTTGTACGGGTATTCTTTTAAATGATGTGCAACTGTCGCAATCTTTTTCGCATGCAATACAGCCTTTGATATTGCTCCAATTCAAGCACATATCCTTTTGCCAATATTCACTGTATTCCTCATCAACATTTGAGTTCGTTTTTGCAACACAAAGTAAATCTCCTGCGATGATTGATAACAATAGATTAGCTTTGTTTTTTTCTTCGTCCGACATAAGTCGCTTGTATTTTAACGGCTTGTCAGGCGTTCCGTCTCCAAAGTTTCCGTTGCCTATATAATTTCGTACTTTGTCAAGATTTTCCGTGAGATACTTATCAAATACACGTCCTCTGATAGCTTTAACTGATCGACCGATTCTGTCGGATATTTCTTCATATTTGCTTCCGCATTTAATCATTTCGCCAAGTAAAGTGTATTCAGATTCAGCCCATTTTTGATGGTTATCAGCTTTTACAGGACGGTATTTGATGTTTAGGTCATTAATTCTGCGCTGTATGGCTCCTTCGCTACGGCACAATATTTGTGATAGTTCTTTATATCCATACTTTTGCTTTTTAAGTAATTCTTCGAGAAGGTTATCTTCTCTGCTTGTCCATGGAGTCGCTTTAATAAATCTGTTTCTTAATATGTCTGCCTCTCGTTTTGGATTTACCCAATCAGGTTCCGGTCCCAATTGATATCTTCCAAGTTTCGAAAAATCTAAAAAATATTGATTTTTCTCCGCCCACATCCAAAATTCATCTATGTAAACAACAGTAAAATTTGTTTTTGAACTTCTTGATATGTTGTGAGTAGGCAGATTCCTATTTTTTACCCACGATGTTTTTAGATAAGTGGCAGAAGTGTTTGGACGAATGAGTTTATAAAGATTGCTTATTGTGATGTATCTATAGCCATTAGCCAAGAAAGGTCCTAAGTTTAACTTACCGGCTTTTAGCCTTATTGCACATTCGGATCTATCAAGGTGTTTTGTTATAGTGGCCATATTAACGTTGCCCCAAGCAGAAATAAGATAATCTATTTCATCGGCCGTCCATGTTTTATTTAACCTCGACATTTTGTAAATCTACCACCTTACGATCTCATTAAGCTGTTTTTTAATGATTTGTAAAAGCGCCTCTTCTTGCATAGATTCATACCTTCTTATAGCAGTTTTGAATGTGAAACATTGGAGTTGTCCAAATTTCAGCACCTTTAGAACGCTCAGCAAAATAGTTCGTATATGGATCACTCAAACTATCTCCAATTTTAACCGCCGCTGCACAACCTATCAGCGACAGTGCTGTATAGCACATCAGAGCAGTTGATTTGCTGAGCTCTTGGCAGACAATGACACATTGTGTTTGATAATTGATGTCATGATTTTTCAGCACCTCACAAAACGCAATTACATTTGCTCCGCCACCGACCGTAGGCTCAAGAACCGAGATATATCCTTTTTGGGATAATTCAGCTTTTGCATTTTTCTCGTCAAACGAGCTTTCCGCCATTGCATAAGATACGGTGTACGGTGTGAAAAATTGTCCAAGAGCGCTGCTTCCCATATCAAGTTGCATATACAAATCCCCCAAAAAATCTTGAAATGGATTTGCTTCGAGTGCATTAGTTATCTCGGCGAAAATTTTTACAATTGTTTCAATTTCGCTTTCACTATAATTTTTGGTGATGTCTTTATAGCGATTTTCGTTTTTTTCAAATGTTTGACCAAAGCAAAAAGTATTCTGAATGCTTAGCGCAAACATTTCTATGCAATCGTTGAACACTTGCCACAATGACCTTGATCCTGTCAAATTGTTAAATAAGCTGACAAGTTTTTTGTATTCGGATTTAACTTTGATTGATGCCATTTCCTTCACCTAAAGCGGACCATCTGCACCTGCTCCGCTTTCAATGTCAGAATTTATTTAAAGAGGAGTAAACGAGTTTTATATGACAAGCTGTGCAGAGCTTGTTATCGGTTAATTTGTTCGGGCATCTGCACCTACCCGAAAATACAATTAAAGAAAGAAGGTATTAAATGGGATTTATATAATCTCACAAGTGCAGTTGTGTGATTAACTTATTTAGTTTATTTTACTTCACCGGAGGTAAAAATCGGATGTGTGCCGTCACGGAGCTGTATCTCCTCGTCACTCATCACATAGCCGAGTTTACATAGCAGATTATAAAATCTGTTGAGTTCGGGATTGTTTTTTCGGCTGAATGTCTTGTCCGAATAATTTACACTGATATAATCGAACGAACCGTAAATTCTCTGGCTCAAAGCGTATGCCGTCGCCATTAGCATTCTGCCGCTGTCATTGTTCCAATGTTCGTTGATGTAGCTATCTATGTTTTCATCATCTTCAAAGTCGTGTTCGATAATTTCTTCAAAACGATATTTTTTGTTACTGGCTCCTGTCGCCACTTGGGCGACTATAAATTTCACAAGCTCCTGCTTCTTGTTGTTGTCATTGAAATTCGTATCCAGCATAAAGCCTCTTCTGAGAGCCTCACAGCGTTCGTCTGTTTCTTCCGCCTGTTCAACAAGCTCGTCCCATCTCTGCTCTTCAAGCTTTCGCTTTTCTTCTTCGGCATCGATCTTTTCCTGCTTTTCAAATGCTTCTGCGTAAATATAAATGTTTGAGCCGTAACCAAAATAAAAATATCTTTTCCTGCCGTCCGCAAAGTCTTTACCGATCAAATCTTTGAGCGCAAAAAATCCCGTATATTCGTAGTTGCTTGGAATTTCGTCATGTTTCTGCGCTTTAATCATTCCATGTTCAAGACAGAGCTTTTCAATTTTTTCTTTTTCTTCATCGGTCTCCTGCTTTTTAACAGCAGAATACAAAAGATTATCGAAATTATTCGTTCCGATTGATTTAAGCAATTCGTTTCTTACTTCAATATTCTTAATCTGATTCAGACGCTCGTAGTCTGCCAATGTGGGTTGTCTGAGCTGGCTTTCTTTGAATGATTCCTCGTCAAGCTCACAGAGTTTTACTCTCCGTCTGATTTTGCTCTCCGAAAAGCCTGTCTTTTCGGCAACCTCTGCGACCGTATCACCGAGGTCGAGCAATAGCTGACAGCCCTTAGCCTCTTCGTATACAGTCAAGTCTGACCTTTGCATATTTTCAGTAAGCATTGTTGAAAGCTGTTCTTTCTCTGTCATCTCAACGACCGCGCACGGCAGTTCAGTCAATCCTGCCTGCTTTGCCGCTGCTAATCTTCTGTGACCGATAACAACGGTAAAATCCGACTTATCGTCCCAATTGTCATTGTTTGGTACAACAGTAAGGTTCTGCAAAATTCCGTTCGCCTTGATAGATTCCGCAAGCTCCGTCACATCGCCGATAACCTTTCGAGGGTTCTGTGGATGTGGGTGCAGTTTGTCCACTGCTATCATCTGTAATTTAGATTTTTTATTCATTTATATAATCTCCTTGATTTTTGCAAGGTTATCTGATATAATAACGTTGGACTGTATTTGTACGCAGATAGCCTTGTGTTATTTGCCGACCGTTGATTGTAGTGCAAGCAATCAACGGTCTTTTTCTTTGTCATTTAACAACCAATCGGCACCTTTTTTAAAACCGCCGTTTAAAAATCTTAATCCGTCAAAATCTTCAGCTGTTCCAACTATCGGAATATTGGTGATTTTCATTCCTGTTCTTTTTTCGATGGCGTTAATAATGTGTTCTGCGTAATATTCATCTTTCAGCGGATCTTCGTTATACAGATCGTTATCAAAACAGCGGACAAACTTACCGTTGTAATATAAAGTAATGTAATTATGACTACTGCATTTCATTGACCAGCCTTCAATAGTGACGGGAGCATTACACGGTCTTTTCATCACTTCTCAACCCCCACACATTCAAAACCATATGTTTTTGCCTTTGCTGATTCATACATTGAAAGTTTTTCACAGAGTTTAGTGTTCTCGTTTTTATAACCTCCTAATGCATATCGAGCGTTTGTGTAATTTTCTTCGGTTTGGGATTTATCAAGGCGAGCTTTTTTTAACTCATTTTTGAGATTTTTGTTTTCTTCTCTTAACTCCTTAACATCTTTGAGCAGTTTTCTGCGTGTCGGGTAGTTTCTTAAATGCCACATTTGTTATAAACTCCTTTCATTTATTTGATTTGCGACATCTCGTATGGATGTCGATTTTATGACTGATGTAATTAAAAAAGTCATAATTCTTAGAGCGTTCGGCTCGGCGATTGTCACATTTTGATTTGTACTCAAGGTATTTTTCACAATCTGTATGACATCTTGTCGTCCGTATCTGACAGCCGTAGCACGGCGAATTTATCATTTTTACGCCGTCCTTTCGTTGATTGTATTTCCGCTGCCGATCAATTTGTTGAGCAGTGTAGTCAGTAATGATATATCTGCACCGCTTGCGTAGGTCTTGAGCCGGTCAATCGGTATGTTGTAACTCCAACGCCCTTTGTCGCTCTGTACGGCTGAACCGATAGGCAGGGTTTGTTTTTTAAGCCCCTCGTAAACATAGTTGAGAGCAACCCCGAGATATTCAGCCGCCACGGTCGGCGGTACATCTCTGTATTCCTGATTTGTTTTAGGGTTGATAAGGATTTTGTCATTCATTTAATCACCTCATTTTTGTTGTATATTGAACTTTTTGATGTTATAATCAAGCAAAGGAGTTGATTGTTATGTGGGTTGTAATTAGTGGAATTTTAGGTATATTAGGCTTTTTGATTTCTCTGATAAATCTAATTCAATATTTGCTGTCACGCAGAATTAATTTAGAAATTCAAATAAAAGAATGCGTTCTTCGTCCGTATGCAAGAGGACAGAAAAAACTAATTTTACATTATCAAACAAACAATAAATCTAACCTGCCTATTACTATTACCGACCTGCAAGTTATCCTCGACAGCGGAATTTATGATGAAACCACATTTACATTTGAAGTGCTGGCTTTAGAACATGTTAGAAATGGTAAAGTTTATTATGTACCCACTTACAACGAGCATTTACCTATCAATCTTCCAATGCTTTCTTCACATGCAGGTTATCTCGTCTTTTTAGTTCCTGAAGATACTCCTGAAGATGTTTGTAGAGATTTGACTTTGAAAATTCGCACCAATCGTCATAGGGCAGTACAAAGGACATTTGCACCGAATGAATTGGTAATTCTCCGCCGTATTTATCTAAAGCAATTTCATAAAAATCACTCTGAATAGGATAAGCAGGGTGTTCAAAAGGCAATTGCCGATTTGGCATTGCCTTTTTCTTTTTATTACGGCTTATCATAATTTTTGAGAGCATTTTTTATCACCTCAAATCTATATTGATCGTACAAGTGCCGATTTTTTCAAAGTTTGTCATTTGGCCTGTTCTCCTTTATCAAACAACATCTTTTATATTTTTTTCCGCTTCCACAAGGACAAGGTGCGTTCCTATGACTATTCTTAGGTGGGTGATATGTAACGGTAGCGAGAAAAGATATATTACAATCTTGTGTATAATACTCACATATGTCAGCAGGTTCTTTAGTTATATGGGCTTTCATTCTTGCTCCCCCTTTTTTGCTCATTCCATAATTTCAAAATCTCGTGATATTCTTCATTGTTTAAGTTAAGTCCTTCTTTTACATATACGCAATCAACGCAATAATTTGAGTATTGCAATCCGCATTTTTTACAAGGCATTGTTGCTCACCACTTATCCATTTTTGCACCGCAATAGGGACAATATGGGTACAATCTATTGTTTTGTCATAATGATGTATTTATGGCAGTTTGTGCAAGTAAACCAAGCAAAACCACAAATATCTTTTTCAAATTTCCACTTTCCGTGTTTAATCTCTTACATATCACACACGGTTGCTTCGTTTGGTTTACTTCCGTCAACTTCGATAATATGCTTAACTGTTTCGGCATTTTGTTTTGAATTAAAGTATATCGTGTTTACACTACCGTCTGCGAACGGTATATCCAAAGCATAATCACCGGATACCTCACGGATTTTTAATTCTTTTTCAATCATCGCTCTTCACCAATCCTCTCCGTCAAAACTTAATTGCCCAGGCAAAACACCATCCTGCATCCACCAGTGATAAACCTCAAGTCCATTAGCGTGTTGTGTAGCTTTGCCTCTTTGCTTTCTCACTTCAAGCATCTTGTCGAATGCTCTTATATACAAATTTCGGTACTTGGGATATCGTGCAAATTCCGCAAATCTCTTCTTACTTGCCATTGGACAGCCAATGCATCCAACACGGTCAAATCCACAACTGTATAACGGATTAAGATTAATGTGTTCTTGGTTGATGTACTCCCTAACATCACTATCCGACCAATCACAAATAGGGTTGAAGATTATCTTCCCTTGTAACTGACAATGCTCAACTATCTGCCTCTTATCGTCATTGTCATTGTTAAGGACAATTCTATTTGACAGATTAGAAGAATAAGTTTCGATTATTCCCTTCGACCGTCTTTTCGTGCTTTCGGCTCTTCGCACTCCTGTGGCAATAGCACGATTCTTACCGCCTGTTTCTTTCAGAATTGCACAACAATATCTTACTAACCTTGTGGGTGGAATACCTTTTTGTACTATCAGTGACCACATAGATGTCGGCTTTCCCTTGTATCTTGGCATATCAATGTTGCATTTTATGCCTTTAGATTCCAATTCCTTAAATTTATTGCGTATGTGGTAAACTGTTTCGGGAGCATCAGCCGTTGTGTGACTATGTTGAGCCTCAAAGTCTATGCCTGATTTAATCGCTAAATCTAAAATAATGTCGCTGTCTTTACCACCTGAATAACAAAGCATAAGCGGTTTATCATAGTAGCGTTTACTTATTTCTGCTCCGTCACGAAGTCGCATTATAGCAACCTTTTCTAAGTCCATTACTTTTTACCGTCCTCAATAGGCTGATTCCAACACTTAACACAGTTATCGTCACAATCATCTATGTTCGTCAGTCCTAACGTATGTGGACATACACCTTTAGGTGCTCCGTCATCGTCAAGCGGAGCATTCGGATAATTCTTCAAGAACTCACTCAAATAAGTCTTCCGAGGATGTTCGTCACTCCACTTCTGAACGATTTCGATTGCTTTTTCAGGGTTAAGCATTTCAATAGTGGTACACGAAACAAGACCGGATGTCCCGTTATTTTCACTGCATAAAGGACACACGGAACAATCAATTTTACATAACCCTTTTCTTGTTCTTTTCGTCATCCTCAGCTTTTCAGCGAAATAATTTTCGGTTTTTGAGCAATCAATCATTTTTATCATTCCTTTCTGAGGTAAGTTGTGTTTTTCTCCTTAAAATGCTAAAATCAAATTGTAAGGAGGTGATGCTTATGCGTTTAAATAACGACTGTGTTCGTGATATTCTTTTGAGTGTAGAAGAAGTGTGTGACTTCAACGAATCCTTTCGATACAGTAAATTCAGCAACGATTTTGAAAGGCTTCAACCATACTCTCATGATGAAATTATCTACCACATTAAACAATGCAAACTTGCAGGTTTAATTACTTCAATGTTCGCTACTGACGGTGGCGACTATTTAGAAGTAGGTGATTTAACTCCCGAAGGTCACAAGTTTTTAGCAAATATTCGTAACGATGATATATGGAATAAAGTTAAGAAGATTGCCGGAACCGTGGGAAGTCACTCGCTTTCTGCAATAACACAAATATCAGCGAATGTTGTTACTCAGCTTATAAAAGCTCAATTTGGAATTACTTAAATCTTATTGTCTTGCCGGCGGCTTCTTTGGAGCAGTCGGCAAGTTCTTTGTCTGTGGGTATTCTGAAATTCTTTGTACAATAAACCACCATTGCTCTTGTAGCAATTTTCCATTTTACAGCTTTTATGATTGCCACTACTGCTACTACGGTAGCGACTACCGCATATATGGTTAGTACCATTTTTACCACTCCTTTCTGAGGTAATAAGGCGGCAAGAATGTTCAACGCAATTGAACCTCTAAATTAAAAAAAAATTCTGGTATGTTTGCATTGTCAATTTGCAAAATCGTGCACGCTTTACAAATTTCACTCTGCTTCCATTGTACTTTGCCGTTCATTTTTAAAGATATACTGCGTTCTGACAGCCCCATTTCTTTTGCAAAGTTCATGCGTGTACGGCACTTTTCTTTGACTAATCCCTCTAACTTACTGTAATCAAATGGCATTAAATCACCTCCTTGAAGTTCAATATCTTTGAACAATTACAATTTAACACATTATATTTTGCTTGTCAATACTAAAATTCAAAAAAATTGAACTTTTTTTCATTAAGCTATTGAACTTTTGTTCAAGTTGTGTTACAATTCAGTCAAAGAGAGGCGATACAGTTGAAAAAATACAGTACCTCGTACCGATTAAAGCAAATAATGTCAGAAAGAAATTTGAAGCAAATTGATATTCTAAATATGGCAAAGCCTTTTTGCGAAGCATACGGTGTTAAATTAAACAAAAACGATTTAAGCCAGTATGTTAGTGGAAAAGTTGAACCCGGACAAAATAAATTGTTTATTCTTGGTCTTGCATTAAATGTAAATGAAGCTTGGCTAATGGGTTTTGATATATCGCCTAATAGGTCGAAAATTGAAGAACATAACGATTTCTCTCTAAGTGCTCACGAAAAGAAAGTTATGATTGCTTATCGTAATAAAGTCGATATGCAACCTGCAGTTGATAAATTACTCGGTGTGGAAGATGAAATTTTGATACCAACCGTAAAAGCCGCACGAAGTGACGGCAACAATCAACCAATTGAAATAGTTAATCTCCCTGATCTCAGTAAGTTTGAGCCTGACGATACAGATTTATAAGTACATAATAAAAAACACCCCATAGGTTACAATACCTATGAGGTGGTAAGATTTGAATTATGGACAATATAAAAATGCACGCAATGCCTCTTGGCAATGTCTAATCGACTACAAAGTAAACAGCTTGCCTGTTAAGGTGAGCCGAATAGCCAAACAAGCCGACATCACTTTGCTTAGAAATTCGGTGGTCAATCTGCTAACCCAAAACGAGAGCGGTACAACGCTTATGCAAAATGATAAGCTGTATATCGTCTATGCTGATGAGCAATCTCCTCAGCGTTGTAGATTTACAATTGCGCACGAACTCGGGCATATCTTTTTAGGTCATTTGTTCCGCAAAAACGGCAACGGCTTTGTAACGACCGACGATGCCGAACATTCAGCAAATGTGTTTGCTCGGGATTTGCTTGCACCCGCTTGTGTACTCCATGAGCTACACGCAACAAATGCCGCTGCAATTGCAAATTTATGTGATATCAGCCTTGCGGCGGCAACCTACAGGGCGGAGCGAATGGCAGAACTCGAACGCAGAAACGCCTTTTATCTGCACCCTCTTGAACGGCAAGTAAAGGAGCAATTTGCAGATTTTATCAACAAAAAGAAAAACCTACCATAGCGGCAACTATGGTAGGAAAAATAGGAATAGTGAGAAGTCTGAACCTCTCTAATATTATTTTAGTATATGATATATATTTTGTCAATATATATATCAAAAAGAGGAGGATTTATAAATGAAATGTCAAAAATGCGGTGCTGAGATTCCTGCCGGCTCAAAATTTTGCAATGAGTGCGGAACAAAGATTGAACAGGTTGCCTTGTTCAAGGACAGCGAGCCTGAAAGCACAGAACCTTACAAATGTGGGGAATGTGGTAAAATAATACCGAACAATTCGGTATTTTGCCCTGAATGTCATGCCTATCAAAAAAACAAATTCAAACCCACAAGCAATTCTGAAAAATCACCTGACAAAAAGCCTATATATCGCACTTCACATTTTTACATTGCTTTGCTAATAGCTTTGATTTTATGCGCCGTTGTCGTAACGGCTATTTCGCAAGTTAACCAACCTATCTCACAAGAAACAGAAACTACCATTCAGCAAACAACAGAAGATAGTTATTATAGTTATGAGGAAGAAACAACAGCGTATTCTGAAATGGCTGAATATTACATGGGGACAGTTGGCTATCAGGTTCCCGACAGTTGGAAAACCAAAAAGTCCGATGGTAGCCACCATTATCATTATAATATTTTTGATGAGCTGTTTTTTGTTGGATGTACAAAACTCGAATCCGATAAAATAAAGTTAGATGACACATTGATTGATGAACTGATAAAATCCGACAAAGAAACTTATGATAACTACAAAGAGCAGAGTAAGGAAATTATTGATATGTGTGGTTGCAAAACCCTCCACAGAACTTTTAAATGTAAGAAAGAAGGGAATGATAAGTTTTACAATTCTTATATTTTTATTACAGACGGTTATTTATATTTAATGTCTTTTAATAGCGACGGTGACAAGCAATCACCAAATTTTGATAGATACGAAAAACAAATAATTGATTCGATTGTAATTGATAGTTATGATGATTTTGAAGATGAAACAGAACCGCCCACCGAAAAGCCTACAGAATTTGAAGATACTTTAACTGAACTTTATTCTGATAGCGATATAGCCATATATTATAGTGACACGGAAAAATATCCTTATTCAGATGATGAGGCTGATGTTCATTTTTATGTTAAAAATAAAATGGATAAATCTATAACCATACAAGCCGACACCGTCATATTAGACGGAAGGAGCTATAACCAAGTCGTTTGTAGCGATCCAATTTCAGCGCACAGCGAGGGAATGATTGAAGTCAGCATAGATAATTGTAAAAACTTTAATCCGTCAACGGTAGGAGCTGATTTGAGATACTTTGATAGTGATAATTTTGGTAGCACTGTAAAAATGAACCTTGTAAGCAAAAAGGTTAAATAAAAAATAAGCAAAAATAAAACCGCCCTGACCTGTTGGCGCAGGACAGGGCGGAAACCACTACACAAGGGTGCAATGGTACTAATCAAGCAATAATATTGTACCACAACCCTGCGAAAATTACAATATTTTGCAGGGGATTTTTGCGCCCATTTTTAGGAGCGTTAAAATGAAAAAATGTATAAACCGACGGTGTAACCGAGAATTGCAGGACGATTTTGTATTTTGTCCTTACTGCGGTAAAAACCAATCGGCTGACAAACCGAAAAACAGACGCAGAACAAAGGGTACAGGCAGTATCTACATACGCAAAGACAACATATCAAAACCGTATGCCGCTGCAAGCAGTGTCACAGGTAAGCAAGTTTATTTAGGCACTTTCGCCACAAAGCGAGAGGCAGAAAACGCACTCAAAGATTACGAGTACAATCCTGTCAATGGCTTCAACATGACACTTGAGCAGTTGCATGACAAATGGGTAAAAACCAAAGCGTATAAAAAACTCGGCGACAGCGTAAAAAGCAACTATGCCAGTGCCTACATCAAGCTAAAGCCCTTGTATAAGCGTAAATTTAGGGATTTACGCACATCAGATTATCAATATATAGTGGATTATTATGACAATCCGCATCACGAGGTCGGCGCTGGCGGTAAATTAAAATATCTCTTACCCAATGGCAAAGGCACCTATAAAGTTACTGACACACCTAAAATCTGTCAGGGCTTAGGATACTCGGCACTACATAAGATTAAATGCTTTGTTACAAGCCTTTACAATTTCGCTATGCAGGAGGACATTGTAAACAAAGACTACGGCACATTTATAGAACTACCCGAACCCGAAGAGGTAAACGCTACACGCTTTACCGATGTGCAGCTTGAGCTTATCAGACAAAACATAGGTAAAGTGCCTTATGCCGATTATGTTTATATAATGTGCTACCTCAATTTTAGAGTGACTGAGTTTTTGTCACTTACAACTGACCAATACCATGTAAGTGAGCAAGGAATACCTTACTTTATCGCAGGCATAAAGTCAGATGCCGGCAAAAATCGTGTTGTTCCTATCCACCCTAAGATTTTAAAATTGGTTGAGAATTGTATAAACAATAAAGGTGAAACAATCTTCTGTCGAACACACGAAGGCTCAGAGTTTGGCAAAGCGATGAACAAGGACTATTTCTTGAAATATTGTTTCCGACCGGCGATGCAGGCTCTCGGCTTAGGTGATGAGTTCACTCCGCATTCTTGCCGTCGAACCTTTTCAACTCGTATGTCAGCGGCAGGTGCGAGAGAGGAAGATATTATCGCACTTATGGGCCATACAGATTACAAAGTTGATATTGACCACTACATTATACAAGAGGTTGACACCCTCTACAACGCAATCAAATTACTTGCATAACATAAGCCGTCCGATTACATTTCGGGCGGCTTTTATTACGGAAAATCTGTAGTTTATCTGTAGTATAACACATCAAAAGGCATAAAAAGAGGTGAATAATTTTGAAAATCAAAAATGTTGTAAACAAAGCAAAAAGCCAGTAAATAAGCCGTTTTTGGCTTAATTACTGACTTTCTTAGTGGCTCCCCCAACTGGGCTCGAACCAGTGACATCATGATTAACAGTCATGCGCTCTACCGACTGAGCTATGGAGGAATATATAGCAAAACACCCGTTTGGGTGTATGCTTTG